TGAAATAATTCATCAAATGCCTCTAAAATTCTTTGACCTTGGTGTTTAGCTGTAAATCCAGCTTCATCTCCAATAGCCCATTCTCTACCTGCTAATCCTCTTCTATTTCTTTCTTCTGAGGATAGATTATATACTTCAGTTAATCTATCTACTGCATCTTCCCATTTACATCTATCATCAAAAATATAAGGTGTAGGAGGAGAACCTTGAACTGATCTAGTAGCTGGGTATAATGGGAATGCCCATTCACCATGTTCTTTATATGTTCCTCTATGATTAGAAGGTACATCAGGACTTGGTGTAAACCACTTTCCATTTTCATCTACAAATCTCATTTGATCTTGCATTCCACCAGTAGTATTAGCTATAATTGGTGTACCAGCTAAAATAGCCTCTGTTATTGTTAATCCCCAACCTTCATTTGAAGTTAATAACATTTGAACATCAGCTAAATTATAGAAATAATTTAATTCTTCTCTTGATAATTTATTAGTAGAAAATAAAACATTATTTTTATATTTTTCTCCAAATAGATATTCATTTACTTTAGCTAGGTTAGTTCCATGATTAGAAGTAACTTCAGTATGTAAAATTAATTTACACCCATCAGCTTCTTCTTTAGGTAAACTATCTAAAAATGCTCTAAAAGCTAACATAGTATCAGGAATTTGTTTTCTCCTAATATTTCTTGAATTAAAGAAAGCAATAAATTTAGTTTTAGAGTCATCTTTACCTAATACTCTTTTTCTAAAAGCTAAATATTTTTCATCTTTTTTATCTATAGGATAATAATGATCAGAATTTAAACCATGTGGAACATATTTAAATACTCTTTTACTATTATCTTCACCATCTAAAACAAGTTTATTAATATTTACTGTTTGTTTTGATATACCCATTAACATATCACAAGACTCATAAAAGGGTTTGTTATACATTGGAGCTGGGTAATCATCCCAAATGTTTAAGTAAGTAATAGGACATACTTTTCTTATTTCATGTTCCATATTAAATACCCAAGTAAAATATCTAGGGTCAGTAATTAATAAGATTGCATCTGGTTTTTCAGTAGCCATTACTTGTCTTAAAAGATCTGGTGTTCCATATCCATCTACACACCAAAGAAATACACTAGCATCTTTAATATTAGCTTGTTTAGAACAATCATTACTAATATCTAATCTTTTACCTTTATCTGGGTGTTTTAATGCTCCAGCAAGTTGTACCCAATTATAATGGTGACAAGTTTCTAATACAATTTCTTTACCTACTGTAGCAACACCAGAATGTACTCTTATATCATCTGTGATTAATAATATTTTCTTCCTTTTATCCTTAGGAAGATATTTATAACTTTTATTCATTAATTTTAATTTAAAGTTCTATATTAGTTTGGTTAGTTATTTGTTTCCTAAAATTTTCGTCTGTAAGGTACAAAAATAAGCTACGGTCAGCAAGTTTTTGGAATGAGAATTTTCTCTTTACACATTCGATTTTAAAATTTTCAAATAAGCCAGATTGAACTTTTACACTTGTAAGTGTCATTGGTTTTTTATTACTCATAATCTTAATTATTTAATAACATTTATATTTGGTTATACATATATCAAAATATCAATAGATTATCCCTTCTCCACATAATTCTTGTTCTTCTTTAAAAGGGCAAAAAGTACAATTCCATTTTGATGGTGATTTAATATACTCTTTTTCTTTGATATTTCCACTACTATTAAAACATTCTTTTATAAAATCATTAATAGCATTTATCGCTCTATTTAACTTTATTTTTCCGCTTGGAGGAGTAAAAGTTTGTACTCTATATGCTTGGTGAGGTGACATAATATTATCATCATCCCAACTTAATACTTTTCTTTTAAGTATAAAGAATTCAATATCTATTTTATCTAATGGTATATTATATTGCTCAGAAAAGAATTGTTTATATAGTAACAATTGAAATTGTTTACTTTCATCTTTTTTAGCAAATTTATTCCATCCTTTAGTACTGGTCTTTATATCGATTATCTTAAAGGTATCTGAATTTTCATTATATGTTACAATATCTAGATACCCCATGTATAATACGTTATTATACATTTTATTTGGCGCGATTACAATTGGCACCTCACAACCTACTAAATAAGTACCTTTTTTATTAAAATATCTACTACGTTTTTTCTTAAACCATTCTAATATAGCAACTCCATCTTCAAAAAATTCTCTCATTTCGGCTGCATCGGAAAAATGGGAATTATTATTTTTCTTATATTGGGTTTGATATTCACCTATATATTTTTCTTGAAAATATTCTTGTATATTAATTTCTCTATCAGCAGCTGCAAATGATTTTTCATATGCTGTGTCTAAATAATGCTGCATAGTTTCATGAACAGCTGTTCCAAACACAGTATGGATTGAAGATGTAAATTTCTTTATTTTATCTTTATATTGTAATTTCCATCTATGGGCACAACCCCTAAAGATAGACATTTGAGAGTAAGAGATATTTCTTTGAAAAGCAAAGTTTATCTCTTGAGGTGGATTATTTCTAATCTCCTTTACAATATTAGGTATTTTTTTAGCCAAAGCTTATTTTTTCCACTTATCACGTCCTACTAATAAACCAATTATACCATAATTAGCTATATCAATAAACGTATCTTCCATTCCTTCCCCTTTAACATAATTTTTACCATTACTAAGAAGATTCTTTAGTCTTGAAATTTTATCAGTTAATCTAATACATAAACCAGTAAGTGAAAACTTTTTATCTGATTCATTTTTTAAATCACCACCTAAAGCAATGTTGTTTAAACCATAATCCATATGCTTACGAGCAAACATTTCATACATTTCATCTTGAATTTTTTTAAATTCACCAGATAATTCTGGATATGATGTTTCAAATACTTCAATGACTCCTAAACCATTAATGGTTTTTCCTTTTGCAACTTCTTTTTCGAATTCTGCTTCACTAACTAATTCAAAATGTTTTTTTACACTATCACCCATTAACTTGTCCTTTAGGTTTAAAATATTTCTCTAAAGTCTCTAATCTTTCCTCAGATGAAGCAAGTAATTTAAGTGCTTCAGTACAGTTATCCCAATAATCTTTTGTTGAGTGATCACCTATACCTGCAGGGTTATTAGTTAATAATTCAATACTAGCCAGAGCTTTATTTTTATCAGCCTCTGCTTCTGATTTTAAAAATTTGTATACTTCTAATTTCATAATAATTTATTTATTTCTTTTTGTTGTATTCCCATGCGCTCCAATATACGAAGAATTTCGTCATCTCCCAAAAAATTCAAATATTCTCTTACTTCATTTTGTGAACATTCCCAATATCGAGATAAATATTCTAATAACTCCTTTTTTTGTTGTTTGATATTAGATTTAATATATTTATTCCATTTATTATTTTTAGGAATATATTCTCTATAAATTGAGTATATTTGTTCCTTATTTTGAGGGTGTATTTTTTGCGCCTCATTTACTAACTCTAAAAAGTCACTATTCATAGACATAAATCTATGTATCATATAACTGTTCCAAAGTTCCCAATCTTTATCTGAGAATGATGAGGGATCGGATTTAATTGAATTAATCTGTTTTAACCAATCCCAAACATTTTTAACCATTCTATTCAGATAAAATACTTTGGTCAGCTAATTCTTCTCTTAATTCCATTGGTAATCCGTCTGCTAATATTTTATCATTATACGGATCTACAAAAACTGGGATAGGCATTATTGCATCACTATCTGTTCCAGCAACATATTTAGAAATTTTTCTAAGAATTACTCTTGATTTCCAAATGTCTGTACCTTTAGAATTTTTAACTGATTTAGTTGATTGTAAATCAACATTAACTTGTGGTTGTTGTGGTGTAGCACCACCTGCACTTCCTCTCATATTATTTATTATTTATTAAATTATTAATTAAACTCATTATATTAATTTCCTTATCAATTCGGAAATTAGCTTTGTATTGATGGTCATTAACTAAAATAGCTACTGTACCTTCTTTACCAGACATATAATCACTTGCTCTATCATATAAAGTTCTAAATAGATCTTCATAATCATCAGTATTAGCATTAGCAATTATTTGTCTAATATTTTTAAAATTTGGTTTTGGTTTACATAATTCAGTTATCACTTCATCTATATAATTAGATGAAAATAAAACTGATTTATCTAATTTAAGTTTACCATTAACTGTATTAGCTTGAATAGTATTAATACATTTTCTTAAATCAGGATAAAATTGTAATACTATGGAACCTAAATCATCCATATCAAATGCAATACCTTCTTTATCCATAATCCAAGATAAATGATATGCAACTTGTTTTTTATTTGGTGGAACTACTTTTAGTACTTGACACCTAGATTGTAATGGATCAATTATACGTTCTACATAATTACAAGTTAAAATAAATCTTGTAGTTCTAGAAAATGTTTCTATTATGTTTCGGAGCGATGCTTGCGCTTGAATCGTGAGAAAATCCGCCTCGTCCAAGATAACAACCTTGAGGGGCTTAAATGAAGCAACCGATGCGAAACTAGAGACTTTATCCCTAATAGTTTCGATCCCACGCTCGTCAGAAGCGTTAATATAAATGTGATCACAATCTAAATTTTTAATTATTAACTTGGCTAATGTAGTTTTACCTGTACCAGCAGGTCCATAAAATATGAAGTTCTGAATATCATTTTGTTCTAGGTATTTAGATATTACAGATTTAATATTATCATTACCTACATAATTTTCTAATACTGTAGGTCTATATTTTTCAACTAATAAACTATGATTAGTACTCTCCATAAATAGAATATTGTTTAACTGGTTCAGCTTTTATTTCTTCTTCAGTTGTAGAAATAGCATATAACTCACTCTTAAGGGGAGCTAACCTATACTCCCCTTTAAAGCCAGTTTTAACCATATAAGCTTCTAAAGCATCAGTAAGCGTTTTATGGACAGCACCATCTGGTTCATTAGCTACTAATCTCCATTTATCACCAGGTGGTACTCTGCGAGCAATTAAAATATTCTCTTCTATAACCTTCTTTTTTGCCATACTATAATATAC